ATGACCACCAGCCCATTCGATAATATTGTCTGTTCAATGTGCATATAAGAAACTTTCAAATGTAATGTAATGTACTTTGTTATATTAGCCATCTAATGTAAAATCTTGCAAGCGATGTCGTCTGGCATAGCATAATGTACTACACTAGACGGGTCGATCGATGACGCCGAGTGCCATCACCCTGCCACTGGCAAGGGTTGTGGAAATGAACGCTGGTCGTTCACCTCGTAATAGTCGATCCCCATCGCGACCCAGGTATCCGCCCAAAACCGCTCGATCTGTTCGATCGACTCGTCATGCAAAAGGACCTCAATATTGAAGGTCAGTCCATTGTGCGTGAATTGATCACGGGGAAAGAAGTACGGACGCGGTTGCTCATCGGCCGACCGCGCCGGATGGATGCCATGATAGAAGGTGATGAAATAGCGAAGGCCGATCTCATCATGGACCCGCTTCTGAAACAGCCGCGTGTCGAACAATCCGTGATATTCCGTGTAGTCGGCATCCAGCAGAGTTTGGACAGAAATTGCAGTCATGATTTCACACATTCTGGTAAGGATGAAATTGCCATAGACCGTCCGCGCAACCGAGCCAACCTTTGATGCGCTGCTGCTTAACGCGAATCGCAGCCGGGATCGAAAACCATGTGTCTGCCTCGGCGGTCACATAGACGGTGCGTTTGCCATATACGCCACTCGGACAGTTGCGCACTCCGGCGATCGGCTCACCACCCATCCATACCGTATGCAGTGGAATCGCACCGTTGGCATCGGGCTGACCGACCTTATCAAAACGATATTTCTGAAGGCCCATGATCAAATTCCTTTCCGTCTACGACAAACGCATGGCTAAGCGCCATGCCCTGGACCACCAGGGCAAGGGTCGAGGCGAGAGCACGCCAGCAGTCCCGGCCGGTGGCGGCTTAGCGGGTGGCCTTGGTGGTGGCGCAATCCTTGTCATCGCGCAGACATATCAGTTTCTGTGATTTTGTCAAACTATTTTCATTCGGTTTGCGCGTGTGGCGTGACCGTCGTGGGTATGACAGCGGTATCGGGCTTTTTTGGTGAATCGCCTGCCGCACAGACATCAGGGCTGTGAAAACAAACAGCAACGCAATAAACAAGTGAAATTCATTCATGATTATCTAACTCAAAGAACTATTTATTACTAAATACAGTATATTCACGAAAGGTGCGTATCCGTGACTGACATGACGGGGGTTGCGAAAGAAGCCTTCCAAGTTCTACTGCGCTATAATTATACGGTTAAGATGTATGATGAAGATGGTATGGACGTGGCTGAGCCCGCCGATGCGCGTCGGATGTTTGCAGCCTCTCCCAACCTCATGGTGTCTTTGATGGATGCTGATGATGATTCATCAATCAAATTGTTGTTCGGGAAATCCACCCACGCAAATGACATTGATGGATTGATGCAAGCGCTCCGCACAACCGCCACTAAATACAACATGACTTTTGACCCAAAACAGTACGGCAAAGAAATCGATACGAAGGATTATCATAATCTGATTTCGGTTTCGGAGTCGAAGGATGACGATATGCACATTTGCGAAGGAATGTACGGCACTTCCCGTTCGAGTTATCTGCAATTAGACCATGCGAAATTGGTGGTCCAGCATCGAGGCCGCATCGATCCTCGGCGGCTCGATCAGCGCGGCACCCAGATTGCAGCGATCTTCGTCGAGAATGCCGCAGGCGAGCGATTTCGATTCCCAACTAATAATCTCCCGGCTGCCCGTGCGCTCACTGAACATTTAAATGCTGGTGGCAAATTCTCCGATTCAGTGGCCCGTGCTGCGATGGTGAAAAAACAGGTCACCGCTTCGACCTTGGCCGAGAACCATCCGGTGATCCGGGACTTCATGAACTGGACCGAACGTTTTGCACCAGATCGGGCGCTTCTGGAATGGAATGACCCGTACAATTCCTATGAAGGTGACGTCGAAACCGCGACCAACTCGGCGATTGACGACTTCGATCCACAAGATTTTTTGTGCTCAGATGATGCACAAGATATTTTGAATGGCGAGCCCGGCTCTGAGGACAATTTCGTCTGCAAATCCGACCTGATGGCTGCCTTGGATTCGTATTTGCGTAAGCACATCGAACTGCACGATGGGACGTTCCAGGACGGCTTCAATGAAGACCTGCACGACATGGCAAAATCGGTTTACGAGGAAGTGGCCAAGGCCGTGGAGCACGCTGGGTACACCATTGAGGATGATGTGGATGAGGATGTCATGAGCAATGGCGGCCCACCGTCAAGCGGCTGGGAAGATGATATCAGCATGATCGACGAAATGGGCGATGGGGTGATTACCCGCGAAGACGTTTTGTTGCCAGACCCAAATCAAGGTGTCAGTTTGGGGCGCGAAGTAAACAAATCTGTGGTGCACGATGATCCGGTTGATCCCGATGCTGAGCATGCGCCCGGCTCAAGTTACATCGAACGCATGCGCGCGCTCGCTGGTATGCAGTCTTATCGACCCTTTTGATCAAAATGGTATCATTACCATTCTATAGGTTGTTGAACGAACTCCATGGTTTGTGAAAGTCAAGCGCAATTCAAGGGATTTTTGATGGAGAACCGCCTTGCGCTCAAACGCTGACGCGGCTATCAACTGTCCCGCGATACAGCCGAACCCGGTATCGCTATGGAGGGAACCATGCTGTTTTCTTTGCGTGCACAATACACGGCCGACTCGTTACGGGCGTTGATCCAAAATCCGATCGATCGCAGTAAAGCGATTGGCACCGCCCTACAGGCTGTTAGTGGCAAACTGCTCAACTGTTACTCCACCAGCGGCGGTGACCAACAAGGCGTCCTCATCATTTACGAGGTGCCGGACGGAACGAGCCAACTCGCCTTTACCAACGCGATCACCGCAAGCAATGCGGTAAGAAACATCGAATCGCAACGCCTCTATACACCAGAGGAAACCGTCGATTCTCTGCGCAAGGCACAGGGCATCGACAAAGCCTACGAACCACCTACCGGCCGACGCGGCTAGTCTAACCTAGTCGGCTTTCGGGGCCAGACAGTCACACGACTGTCTGGCCTTTTTATTGACTGTCAAGAGGTGACAATATAAATAGCCGGTGGGAACGATTGAGATCATTTGAAACTACCTTATCATTTTCAGATAACCACTGAGGTCGATGGCTTGCCCGAGCATCGACCATTCGACATGACCGCTCATACCTTGGCCGACGCAGTTAGGCGGTCAATCGCGCAGATCGAGAAAGAGCGGCCGGGCGCTAAGTTCACTAGACTGACCTATTTTCACCAGCCACTGGACCATTGCTAACATTTTTTCATCGTAAAGAAAAAACTAGTAATGAATTTCTAGTCGTGCTAGACAATACGTCCCGTCAGCGAATTACACTTGCCGACGGGAGCTAAATACTACGGGTAGTCGTCGTGTTAGACGGCACCCAAACAAATATTTTATTGGCAAATTTGAAAAGGCAAACATTATGGCTGACTCTAAGTTAGAACGTCTCCGTGCTCTTCTTCGTGAAGAGGCCGACAAGAAAAATGGCATTAAGTCATCTTCGGGCGGCGGCGACAATGCATCGTATCCGTTCTGGGATATTCCCGAAAACACTTCTGCGACACTTCGATTCCTGCCCGATGCCGACGACAATAATCCGTGGTTTTGGGTCGAGCGACAAGTCATTACACTATCCTTCGAAGGTGTCGTTGGCGGGGATTATCCGACCAGCAATCAGGTGACGGTCAAGGTACCCTGCGTGGACATGTTCCACGACGTGTGCCCGATTATCGCCGAGACCAAACCCTGGTGGAAGGACGATGCCAAGAAGGAGCTTGCGCGGAAGTATTACAAGAAGCGCAGCTATATTGCTTCCGGTTTCGTTGCGTCCTCACCGTTTGAGGAAGCGTCGGTGCCCGAGAATCCGATTCGTCGATTCATTCTCGGTAGCTCACTGCTGGAGAAGATCAAGGCGGGCTTGGCTGATCCTGATATGGAAAACCATCCCACCGACTATCTCAATGGTTGTGATTTCCGCATCCGCAAGACCAAGAAGCAAGACTACAACAACTACGACACCTCCGAATGGGCACGGCGCTCGCGCGCATTGACCGAGATGGAGCACATTGCGATCAACCAATTCGGTCTGTTTGATCTCAAGGACTTTCTGGGAACTCGGCCGGATGCTGATGGCATCGCGATGATCAAGGCGATGTTTCACGCCTCGCTGCGCGATGAGCCGTTCGATTATGATTCGTTCGGCGGTCAGTACAGACCCTATGGTGCGGGCGGCGGGCGCAACAGTGAAGCGTCTGACGCGATCGACCATGCGGTGAAGGTCCGGCCAACCCCGGTCACCCCAGCTTCGGTCACCCCAGCGGTCGAAGCCGCTGAGATCGACGCTGTCCTGGAACGGGCACCGGACAAATCCGAAGCCCAAGAAATGGTCGCCAAGCTGCGGGCACGCACAGCCAACCGCAGCTAACATACATCTAACCTGCTCCGTGGAGGGATTGATTTCCTCCACGGTTTTTTCATGAGGGCATTATGCCGACTGCTTACATTATTACTGCCACAGTTATTTTAGATGACAATCAACGAAATATTGTCTCTGGACAAACCGTTTACGGTTCCAATTTTTATTGGGTCGGCCAAATATCAGGAGCAATCTGGTACGAAAGTCGTCAAGAAGCCGTAGAGATCATTGCAGGCGACATATGGGACGAACGTCACCAGTATCTGATGAGTGGCAGCAACAACCTTGCCACCAAGAATTGGACGATTTCACAGATCGATTATGAAATCAGTAATGTAATGATAGGTGACGATGAGCGCGATGCCGTCGTTCGCAAAAATGCCCTGAAACGCTTGTCTGAGGACGAGCGACGGGTGCTTGGTATCAGATAGTTTAGGAAATTATCATGCGCGGAAAGCCGCTCGACATGAGCAAGTTCCGCAAGGAACAGAATAAAAAACTGAGTATAAAAGACGGTTTCTTTGATCCGATTACCTGGATTAGCACGGGTAACTTTGCCCTCAACAAGATGATCTCTGGCGACTTCTATGGCGGTATTCCAATCGGCTCGGTCACCACCTTCGCAGGTGAAAGCGGCAGCGGAAAATCGTTTTTTGTATCCGGCAACATCGTACGGAACGCCTTGGCAGCCGATGTTTCGGTCATCTTGCTCGATAGTGAGGATGGCATAAAGCGCAAATGGGCCACCGCGCTCGGGATCGATCCGAATCATCCAAACCTAATTCGCTGGAATAAGAATACGATCAATCAGGTAGCCGCCGTCGTTGGTGATTTCATGCGAGACTATGCGGCTGAATACAAGAACACAAGCCGTGAGGACCAGCCAGCGATTCTGTTTGTGATCGACAGCCTGGGTAACCTCAATAGCGAAACCGAGATCGACCAATTTGCCAAGGCCGAGCTAAAAGGCGATATGGGCATCAAGGCCAAAGCATTGAAAATGTTGGTCACCAACTGCATCCGGCTGTTTTCTGGATTTCAGGCCGGACTGGTGTGCACCAATCACACGTATAAATCGCAGGATAAGTTTGCGCCTGGGGACGTGATCTCCGGCGGCCAGGGACCGATCTATGCGTCCGATGTGGTCGTCAACATGAATAAACGCAAGCTGAAAGAAGACGAAGCAGGAAATAAAATCACTGAAGTCGCTGGCATTCGCTCTGTAATCAACTGTGTCAAGACCCGTTATGCCAAACCATTCGAAGATGTCGAAGTGCATATCCCCTATCTGACGGGAATGAGTCCGTATTCTGGCATGTTCGATCTGTGCAAAAAGAAAGTGTTCATCAGAGAAGGTAATCGGTATCTATATACCAGCAAGGATGGCATAGAGCATAAATTATTTCGTAAAGAAATGACGCCGGAGTTTTATGATATGATCATGCTTGAATGGAATGACGATCGGGCAGTGGTGCACACTGCCGTGGTAGATGAGGAACTTGTTGATGTCGAGTGAAGCGCAGGTAATTTTGGATGTCTGGGAGGTGGTGCGGGATCATTTACCACATGGCAAACGGGCGACGATCGCTCAGGACATTCTCCATGCCTTTCAGGAATATGGATTCGAAGGTGCTGATTGCGCAACGATTGTGGATGAAGACCCCGATCTCGCCGCCGCTTTCGAGGAAGTTTTCGATGAAGATGACGATGAAAGCGACGGTGGCTGATGGTCTCTTGGTTTGCAAAAGTTGAGCACGATCCGGACCCCGATCTGCCGACGGTGCTGGCGGCTTGTGAATTCTTCGATAAGGAATATCTTGCAGCCGTTCATGAGGTGGATATCGATCAGCTTCGTGGCATGCGGATCGACGAGGCTGAAAAACGGTTGCCCGGCATCATCGGGTTTCGCTATCATCAATTGGAGGAAATCAATGCCATCGTGGGATACTTGGAAATACGGCTGACCGCGATCAAGGGAATGCGTCGGCGTCATTACCTGGAGCATTATAATCGCGCCCTGACGCCGACCACGGCCGAAAAATATGTTGAAGCGGACGAAGATGTGCTAAAGATGGCGATCTTGCTCAATCATACGGCGATGACCAGGAACAAGTTCGTTGCGTTATCCAAGCAGCACAATTATCTGCATTACCAACTAGTCAATATCACCAATCTATTAGTGGCAGGCATGGTTGACGCTGTGCTGTAATGGAGAACGACTGACATGGCCAAGACAATCAAAGAATCGTTATATCGGTGGCAGAAGGAGGGTTGGCACGTTGAGAAAAATGTCGATGATCAATATACCCTAACCCATCCGCGCGCGCGAACGATTATCTGTGGCTCGCGGACCCAGTTCCAAACCGTTGGTATGGTGCAGGGTGAGATGCAGCGGGCGTTGCAGGATGGGCCTCCTAAGCCTGTCCCAGCAGCGCCGCTTGCTGAACCACAGCCGACCCGGACGAAACCCAAAAAGAAAGCGCGGCGGACCCAACAACCGGGCGAGGTGTTTTCCTTTGATGCGCCGCCGCGACCGTTCCCTAGTTCACCGTATCGACGAAAGCCCGCAGTAGCCGTGGAAGCCGCTCCCACCGTCCGGCGAACGTTGCCGTTTGAAAATGCAGCATGGGAATTGGCCTATCTGACCCTCAAAGCAAACCGGTTTGAGGATCATGTAATCGGAATCATGGAACATCGCTATCAGACCGACGAGCAGTATCGCTCTCAACTTATTCGTAATTTTCAAGAGACCCCGCAAGCAAAAATCCAGGCACTACGGGAGCGTGTCAAACGTGAATCTGCATCCGACTAAACGCGTGAAAAGTACGCCAATGTGTTTCAGCTTGACAAATTCGGAAAAAATGCTATATGACGCTATCGCAAGGAGGTTCAAGGCTACATATGGGTCGTAACGTAGGCTTGCTTTTAGCGGATACCCGTGTACTTTTCGCGACCAATCTGGATCGTCTTATGACGTTGCACGGTATGCGCAATGCTGCGCTGGCACGGGCGGTTGGTGTTTCGCGCCAGATGATTTCCCATTGGCGACAGGGACGATCGATTCCCTCCGATGAATATGAAAAGGCCATCACCAATGCGTTGCATTGTCGAAAGGCCGATTTGTATACTGAGATTAACACAGAAACACCACCGATGGTGCCGATCGCCGAGTGGGCGAAACGCGAATGTATTCCGATCGGTCGAGCGAAAAGTCTGTTCGATTTAGGAATTCTCTCGGGCAGCACCGGCGGGGCGGTCGGTGAGTTGCATCTCGTTCCCATTGAGGCTCAGGCACCCACTGACAGCAAGCACGTCGTACGCGCAGCGCGACGACCTAGCTGGGTCGCCGCCTTCGCGATCAATCTTGATCACCGTATGCGGTTGGTAGAAATGAGCAATGCCGCGATGGGGGTCTATACAGGCGTGGGCCAATGTGCAGTTACGCACTGGCGTAGCGGACGCGGCTATCCCTTGGCCGAGCGTCTCCCTCTGATCGCTGAACGACTCGTCTGTAAGATCGAGGAATTGCTGGAACAGCCGACCAGCGATCAGGAGACGATCTGGTTGCTTCGCTATAAGCGGGCGGCTGAGGTGGATACCGCGTTCGCGGTCAACATAGATTGGCGAATGCGTTTAGCGGACATCTCCAACGCTAAAATGGCTGCCTACACCAATGTGTTGACCCCTACGGTATTGCATTGGCGACGAGGGCGCAGTGCCCTGCCGATTGAACGCTTGCCGCTGATCGTCACTCGGCTCGGGTGTACCATCGAAGAAATCTTGCGAGAGCCCAGCAATCAGCAGATCAAGGAATGGGCGTTTCGCTACGAGCAAACCAACGAGGATCGTGCCGCAGCGGCATGACGGTCTGGCCTACGCTAAATAGGCCATGCTGATACTAGAGTTGTTTGATTCACCGATTACAAATACGCCCGCATTCCAACAATGGTTTGCTGGTTCGAAGGCGGTGGACTCGAATGGCCATCCGCTCAAACTGTATCACGGCACCTCAAAGGATGCCGATTTCAAACATTTCAAAATGCCCAAAAACGGCGTCTGGTTTACGCCAGACGCCAAAAGTGCCTCGGAGTATGCGATCGATAATGACAGCATGACGATGCGGTACGACACCGGCTTCTCGATGAAGCATGTGAACACAGCGTCTCGCGTGATTCCGGTCTATCTCAAGATGTTGAACCCGAAATATTTCGTCGATATGAACGGGATCACCGATATGCTTCCACCAAACCTCCGTTACGCCGACAACTATCGACGCACGCAGGGGATCGTGTTCGATCAATTACGCCAGGAAGGCTATGATAGCGTGATCATGGGCCATGAGGTTTATGTCATGTTGGATTACAATGCGCCCAATAAGATCAAGAGCGCAATCGGCAGTCAGAACTTTGCCGACAACAAAAAGAACATCCACGAAACATCAGCTAGCAGCAGGCTGGTCAACCTCGACGCTGTGCGACCGGGTGTTTTGTTCATGCACCCCGGTCGCGAACCACGTCATCCGTCCGTCAATCACTTCGGAGCGTAACACGTCTTGTGCCTCGAAACATTCGAGCCGAATGCGACACCAGCGCAGCTTTTGCTTGACACCAAATTCTTTGAGCAACGCATCGCGAATAGGTTCCAATTGCGCGTTGGGTTGCAATTTGCGAACGATCTTGTAGACCTTCCAAGACCGTCTTGATGGCGACAAATGATGCCACTCAGTCATGTCAACGCACTCCATCGAGGCACGATCATTCAGCTATAGTATTTTAATTGTCAGCGGTCAACTCTACAACATCATCCGCCCCGTGCCGCACCGCAGCATCGTGCAAGTCGCGCAGCAGGTTTGTTAGTGCGTCGCCGTCGAGAAGCAACAGACGCATGCGAATTTTACTTACCGTGATGAGCCGATCGAACGCATGGATCGTGTGTTTGGTGGCGACCTCGGTCACCGCCGCAGGCGGATAACGACCAAAATCCACCACACCTTCTTTCATCACCACAACAGCCCCGTGCAACATAGTCTGTCTCCTGCAATACGGGCCGAGTGTAGACCTAATTGAGATCAGGAGAAAGCGAACAGTTGACCTAAAGAGCGTCGATCAGGCAGACTCATTATTTATAGTGAGGCTGCATTTACATCATGTTTGTCGAGGACATCTTAGTTGCTATCAGCAATAAACTCGCGCTGGGGCCGTCGCATGGCCAATTTGGTGGCCTGCTGGATGGTGATTGGTATCGTAGTTTCATTTCAAGCGTAACAACATATGTCCAAGGCGATCGCCCCTTATCGACCAATCAGAGTCGCATGATTCTCAAGCTGGTTGCCAAGGTCAAGCCACATATCGTCAACGATGGATTATGCTCCGCTTACGAGATCGGACAATTACTCACCTATCCGCAACATCGTCAACCCCCCTATGAGAGTTCCCAGATACCCCGTGAGGCCCGCTATCTGGGTGACAATCTACTCGGACTGCGCTGCAAGGCAGACGGCATCCTGGCGGTCAGGATCAAGAATCTGGCGGTGCGCAAAATTAACCCGACCGGCTCGATCCCCCGCTTTGATTGGCCACATAAAATCTGGATCGTGCCAGTCCATCGATACAATCTATGCGAAGTTCAGATGCTGCTGCGGGAGCACCGCTTCCATCTCGACAATGCCACGACGATCTATCTCGATCGATGTCATCGGAGCGCCAATTCTGTTTCTACATTTATGCTCGCCGATCACGAGCCCGGCACGCTGATCGCCAGCATCCACGACAACGATATCCTAGCTGGCTGGGTAACCGAGGTGGCGAGCGGGATCACCCTATGAGTCGTGATTTCATATTGTCCTTCACCCCGGCGATCGCCCGCCGATTGTTGTTGTTGAAGCGATTCGGTCTCATCGACATACCCGCCGAGGCAGAATCCTTGGCCCAGTGCGATCGTGTCACCGAAGCCAATTTCGACGAACTCATTTGCCCGTATAGCGTCGAACAAGCAACCGTAATGCAGTTTCTGCTCGATAATGATATGCGGGGTATCGTTCAAGCCAGCCTGCATCCTTGTATAGATGAAGTAACTATGTTGAACATTGCTCGTCAATTCAGCGCGAAGATCACAGTTCTGACCAAGCGCATCTCACTGTGGCGTCAAGCTGCCAAGGCGTGGTTTCTCACTGATATCGATATTCGATCGCCGTTCGATCTGCCAGGAAAATGGATCGACCAGCGTCGAGACGGCTCGCTGATCATCGATGTCGTCCCTACACAGGTTGAGTTTATCTGTCGGCCCGTGGTGCGAGAGTTCCCCCATACTGTGCTCTATCAAGCCTATGATGTGGATCAGCCGGTTCACTGGACTGCACTGGCGGCTTTACTGTTTCCTACCATGCCGCATCCGTCATCGATTGCATTGGCAAATAATCCGCCACATTGGGAGACAAAAGGATTGAATGACTTTGCACATTTCTACAATTGCTGTATATTTCCTGAATTCATTACTTAGTTGACGTAAATTGTCTGACCGCTATTGAAACGGCAGCCATACAAACGCTAAGGCGCCATAGGAATTCTCATAATGGCTGGAAGAATAACAACTTCCAAGGAACATCCAATTTTAGTTTAGGATATTGATGGCACAATGTAAGCTGATTGTCCGCGATGCGGTCAATGTGCGTTTCGAGGGTCTTGACGCGAATATTCGCAAGCAAATGACCGATACCCTCAAGTTCGTCATCCCTTCTGCCCGCCACACGCCGCAATACAAACTGGGCCGCTGGGATGGCACGGTGTCGTTTTGCTCACCGGCTGGCAGTACGTTCCTCAACCTGCTCGATCGCCTGCTGCCGATTTTGGAAGCCGCGCATATCACCATCGAGGTTGATGACCGGCGGCCATTCCTGGAGTTTGCCTTCCGCTCGGTCAGCCAGACGATGTTTGCCCACCGTACATGGCCGCTGGGGCACGATCTGGCCGGTCAACCGATCATCCTGCGGGATTATCAGGTGGAGGCGCTCCAAACGTTCAGGAGCAACCTGCAAGCCCTGCAAATGATCAGTACCGGTGCAGGGAAAACCGTCATCACCGCTGCGCTATCGTGGCTAATCGAACCGTACGGTCGCTCCATCGTCATCGTCCCGTCCAAGACTTTGGTGACTCAAACCGAGGCCGACTATCGCAACCTCGGTCTTGATGTTGGCGTCTTCTTCGGTGACCGCAAAGAATGGGGCCATCAGCACACGATCTGCACGTGGCAGTCACTGGCAGTGTTTTCCAAGAAGAATAAGCGAGGTGAAGCACCCACCATATCGATTATGAAATTCATCGAAGGTGTGGTAGGTGTAATAATTGACGAATCCCATGCGGCAAAAGCCAATGTCTTGCGCAATCTTCTGTCTGGACCATTCGCCCATGTCCCGATCCGCTGGGGCCTCACCGGCACGATTCCCAAAGCTGAGCATGAAGCGATTTCGCTGTTGGCAACAATCGGTCCGCTGGTCGGTGAACTGCGGGCCTCGGAGTTGCAGGAGCAAGGGGTTTTGGCCAACTGTCATGTAACGATCGTGCAAACCCAGGAAGAAGATTTAGAGTTTCCAGATTACGACACCGAACACAAATATCTGGTCACCGATCCGGCGCGTCTGCGCCATCTGGCGAAAAAGATCACGGAGTGGTCGGAGGCAGGCAACACATTGGTGCTGATCGACCGTATCCCGACCGGCAAGACGCTGTTGGCCATGCTGAAAAACGCCTCATTCGTGTTCGGGAAAACCAAGGGTAAGACCCGTCAGGCAGAGTATTCATCAATCCAGACCGAATCTGATAAAATCATCATTGCCACCTATGGCGTCGCGGCGGTCGGGATCAATATCCCGCGCATTTTCAATATCGTGCTGCTGGAAGCCGGGAAGAGCTTCATTCGCGTGATCCAATCGATCGGACGTGGTTTGCGAAAAACACAGGACAAAAACAAAGTAGAGATATACGATGTCTGCTCGACGTTGAAGTTTTCACGCCGACATGTGCTGAAACGCAAGGAGTACTACCGCGAAGCGGAATACCCGTTCAACCTGATGAAGATCAAGTTCTAGATTTTCATGTTGATTGGTGAACATAATCATGCTAGTAATCAATTGATTACTCTATAGGTTAACAATTGTTCGTATTAACTTCTGAAAATAAGCCATTCAACATGGACTTGATACCGTTGCCGTTGACGGCGAACACCATCATGCCAGAAGAGGTGGACGATTTGCGGTACTGTGTTCTGGACTACAGTAATGGTTTGGATGTGGATTTTTACTTCATACCTTTAGTGTTTCTCGATTCATTTCCACGGCCTTCTGCCGATCTGCAAATCGGCCCGTACCGGATTCAAATGCCGCTCGACTGGTCCATCGTTATCGCCGACAAGGACTTCGGACATATGGAAATCATCGAACTAAAGGATTTGCGTGACCGGCCCTTCGAGGCGTTCATCATGAACCCGATCACCAGCTACATGCCAGATTTTGGCGAGATTACCCACATCAATAACTTCCCGGATGTTACCTGGACCATGCCAAAATTGAAATTCGGCCATATTCTGGTAGTACCACTCGAACAAAAAATCAATCCGGCATGCGCCCTCTTCGTGCGCGATATCCATCGACTACCCGAAAGCTTAGACATAACAAAGGTTTTTTCATGATAGATTTTGAACAAGAAATTGAAGAACGGCTGCGCCATTTCCAATGGCTCAACGGTAAAGGCAATGTCAAAGACTGCAATCATACACTGTATGAGATCATTCGTCTGATGCTCGGCATGATTTCACAGAACTCGCAACAGCCAACCGTCGAACCCGAGTCGGTGACGGCTGATGTCGCGGTCTTCGCTGTCCAAAACAGCGGTGCGCCAACCAGCGAGCAAACCGAGATCACCAACGAGACATTGCTGTATCCGACGACCGTCAAGACGATCAACGCGCCGTTCGGCTTAACCAAATTTGGCAATCCGAAACGGGATCGTAGCAATCACAAGAAGTAAGCATGTCCAACGATATCAACTTGAAGATTAGCGTTGCGCCGGTTGGCCTCGACCGTTTTGTAATCAATATCGTCAATACGGCAACCGGATTGGTCATCAGGACGATCACCGGCAACGATCCCAACGGCTTCACTGAAGCGGATTTGCGCGATGCCAACGGCTTGCCGAAATGCGGGCTTTCTGAGGTGCAGATCGATCAGGCGGTCACGCTCGCCAACAGCAGACGCTAACGGCGCTAAACAACGGAACCCCGTTGCTTTGACACAACGGGGCTCCTAGCAACCTTGAGGATAGAACGTTAGCGTTGCGCATCCACGCTGTTATTTAGTATCCTCGTCACCGAGCCTGCACTTTAGCACCCATATTCGGGAGATACTTTTGAGCCAACGCAAATTAGACCTATTTGAACTGCTGCGCGCTGCGGATCGGTGTGATGGCGCATGGTTGAGCCAGCAGCCGGACGATGCGCAGAAGGAATTTACCCCCTTGGTCGCACAGCGGTTTGCCGTCACTGTGCCCGATGGGCCAGAAGCCGCATACATGCTGTGGGTGGTTAACGAGCGCGTCAATGGGCATCTCTACGTGCTAAATAAACACCCCGATCTGGTCTATCGCCTGCTTGCCAGTTGTGGCATCGGTCAGCCAAAAAAACACCAATGGCTCGCAGGTCCAGCGCGGACTGGCGCAGGCAATGCCGCTATCGCCTTGTTGCTGACCTGCTATCCAGAAGCCAACAATATGGAAATTGACTACCTGCTGAAACAATATGACAACAGTGGCTTCCTCCAATTTGTTGATGAATGTGGTATCCAGCCGACCGACGCAAAGGATATAATGAAAGCCTATGCTAAGGTTTGTCGCAATACCAATTCAGTGGCACAATGACGCCGAAAGGCCAGAAAGATGACGAACTGTTCGCAGAAAAAGACAAAGGATAGTTTCACATGTGATTTCTGCCACCGCAGCTTTGCCAAGGAGCAAACTGTATTACTGCATCAGTGCGAGCCCAAGCGTCGATACTTGCAACGCGACGAAAAGCCAGTCAAACTGGCCTTTATCGCCTATCGGCAGTTCTTCTTGCGTAACATGCCACGCAAACCACCGCCGTCTTATGAAAGCTTTGCCAAGAGCAGTCTCTATCTGGCGTTCGTCCGGTTCGGTCGGCACTTGGTTGATCTAAACGCGGTCAATCCACTGGCTTTTATCGATTTTTTATTGCGCGTAGAAACGCCAATCGATAAATGGACCAGCCCAACACTCTATCAAACCTATATACGAGAACTGAATAAGAATGAGACACCGTTGGACGCTTTGGAACGTAATTTTGTTGTAATGCAACACTGGGCAGATGAGACCAGTTTGGATTGGCGCGACTTCTTTCGCAAGATCGAGGTCCCATTGGCCGCGTTATATATCGCCAGTGGTCGTATCAGCCCGTGGATACTATTCATTGCGATTAGTGCCCATGATCTGATGCAACGATTCAATCCAGAACAAATAGACCTGATTGAAGCCAGCATTGATCCAGAATTTTGGCGGTTGAAAATCCAGCGACACGAAGGCGATGTCGAGATGATTCGTGAGGTATTGGCAGCACATGGAATTTGAAATGACTACAGATCGCGGGACAATTTTGTCCACAATGTATCAAGACGACGAGGATGTGACAACCGGGGCGCATCCACCGCTGGGTCTGTCGGGGCGCACCCGCCGGATCAGAGTTGGCGCTATTGAATATGAGGTTCCCACAGTAGAATATGTGCGCCAATTGGAGCAGACCCTGATCCGCCATTCGCGTGCAATGGAACACCAGCAGCGACTGATCGAACGATTGGTCGCCACGCTGTCAAAGACCAACCACTCCCATCAGGGGCAGACCCGTGAAATGGAAGAACTCCGCCGCGAGATGAGCCGGAAAATCAACCAGCGTGATTATTTGTGACCTGCCAAGTCGTGATTTCAGATTATGTTATCGAACGGCGCATGACGTTGCTGTTGGACGCAGGTGATTTCAACGTGCAGGCCGATCGCTGGGAGGAAGCGGATGCGTTGTTGACCGCGTTCCGCGATCATCCATTTTTCGAGGGTTGCACACGCTGGGCAGACCTGAGTATCAGCCATTTCCATGCCCTGATCGTGAATATGCTAAAGATTTGCGCCGATCACCGTGAAACCGAAGCCGCCAACCGACTGCACCCGATGATCCTGCGACTTAGCTTTTTGCTATGCTCCATGATCAATCTGATGCAGCAACGTACTGGCAGCGTCATCGATCTGTTGCGCGTCAATCGGGTAGGTAGTGATGATGTCCTGTATGATTACAGTGCCCGTCTCGAATTGACCCTGGCCCCGCCGAAAATCGGCTTGCGAGTGGTGATCGATAACGCTTAGCAGGAGGACCCCATGACCGACATCGATATCGACTTCGCTGATCCGGGTGCAGCCCTGCTGGACTTGCAGCATATCGCTGCCGTCGTACAAAAAGACGACGGGCGACACAGACATATCTCGGGTGTCTATTTTCAAGACATTCCAATCGATCCGCTGGATGACATGGCGGCCTGGGATTACCGCTCAGCCGCTAAGCACGGCTATTTCAAGCTCGATTTCTTGGCCAACTCGATCTATCGTGACGTGCGGGACGACGACCATCTGACCCGGCTGCTGGCAACGGAACCGCCATGGGATCGCTTGAATGATCCATTGGTGATTGGCCAATTGGCCCATCTGCGATTCGACATCGTGCAAAAAATCGAGCCG